AATATTGAAAATAATAATACAAATAAAATAGAAGAAGATAAAGAAACTAAAGAAGCAAATGAAAATATGAATAACAATGAAAATAAAAATGAAAGTAATTTATATTATTATTTAAGTTATTTTAATCCTTATTCTTATAATATATATAAAACACAGCAAATACATAATAATGTTATAGAAAATGAAATAATAAAGAATAATTCGGAAAAATCTGTTAATTCACATCATATACATTTTGATAATATTATAGATAATGAAAATACAAATAACAAAAATAGTGAATGTAATAGAGAATCGAGTTACTTTAATAAATTTTTCAATATTTTTTCATATAAGAAACGTGAAATTAATAAATCATATTCAGATTATAGTATTGAAACTCATGTAGATTTATGTCAAAAATGTTCAGAAAATGATATATCAAATACAATAAATGATAAGACTGAAAAATGTAATGAATGTAATAATAATGGAAATAAAATTTATATATTAAAAAAATATAATAAAGAATATAATAAATAATAAAAATAATTATTGAATGTATTAATGAAACTGTTTGTACATTCGGTTATATTATGAATTATATACATATAGAAAAGAAACCAGATTTTTATATAATTTTGCAAGACGTCATGATTTTGAAGAAGATATAAAATCTACAAATAATAATATTCAAACAATTTTTGATAAGTATGGAATATTATAAAAAATGCCTATTATTATAGTTTATTTTTATACTGTATCTTTATATAATAAGGCACAAATAATAAAATATGTCTGATATAAACACATATAATTTTGAATATAAATATGATTTTCCTGAATATGAATATTTTAATGATATGAAAGAATGTTCATTTATTGATAACCATATGATAAGTGGTTTTATATTAACAAAAGAAAAATTACCTATACATTTCAGTTATAATGATAATATATTTACTATATTATATAAAGAAAATAAAATTGATGATTTTATTGGAATATTAGATAATATTTTTAAAAAATATACTTATAATATATCATGTAATCTTATAAAATATTTATGTAATATTCAATATTACTTTAATTTGTCAATATATGATAATAATATGAAACTTGTTTTATATTTATGGGATAAATTTAGTCATATCATTAATTTACATATTAATAATTATGAATTTTATTCAAATATTAATACTAAACTTGTTTATTATGAACATACTGATTATTATAATGATTTTAGTGTTGATATAGAGGCTGACTGTATATACAATGCATTCTTATATCATTCATGTCGTTTTAAATATAGAAAAATGTTAAAATTTTTAGTAAAAAATTTAGATAAAAGTTTAGTATCAAATGGGATTTTGTTATATTGCAAAAATATAATTAAAGATAAAAAAAAATTATTAAAGATATTTAATAAATTATAAAAAAATATTTTATTTTTTTTTGTTTGATTTCTTTTTGTTTGATTTCTTTTTATTTGACTTCTTTTTGTCGCATTTCTTTTTGTCGCATTTCTTTTTGTCGCATTTCTTTTTATCGCATTTCTTTTTATCGCATTTCTTTTTGTCGCATTTCTTTTTGTCGCATTTCTTTTTATCGCATTTCTTTTTGAGTTTTGCACCTCCAATATATGTAGAATTGCTACCATCAAACTCTTGTGTTCCTAAATTTTCTCCTACAGGATTTAACATTTCAGTATTTCCTACGACATCGCTTAGGTTGTTTTTACTATTTACATTTGCGAATATATTTTTATCTCTATTACTCTTATTACTATTTTGACTATTTTGACCGAATAATCTTGTAAAAAATTATGTCATTTTTATATATTATATAAATCTTTATTTTTATTTATTATAAATATTTTTTTTTAAATTATATATTTTACACGAATATTTATATAAACTTTCATAATTCACTATAATAAAAATAAAGAATAAATATTATATAATTTTATGAAATTTTATATAATATATCGTGAATTCAAACGCGCTGGTTTTTTTTTTGCTTTGTAAAATTTGCTTTCTTTTACAATTATTCAAAAAATAAATCATCAATCAAAAAATCGCCGCATATGGTGAGCAAAGCGAACTTAAACTATAATAATTAAAATTAAAATTAAACTAAAGTTTTGGTTTACACCTTTTCTAAAAAGGTGTTAAATTAAACTAAAGTTTTGGTTTACACCTTTTCTAAAAAGGTGTTTATTGTACATTACTATATATTGTTTTACTTCCTCCTAATAATAAATATATACTTTCCCATGTACTTGGATAATTTTGACTACTTAAATTTGTTAAATTTATTCCACGACCTTCAAAATTATTTAATCCAAATGGCTCTACTACGCTTCCATTACTACTTACTTGTCCTCTTATTGTTGTTCCTAACATATGACATAATATACATAATAAAAATGCACAACTACTTCCTATGTCATTTAATTTACTATCATTTGAACCTAATTGTTGAATATTTATAAAATTGTTCCATGGTAATGATGTATTCTTATTTATTGCTAATGCTAATTTTTTTTCAAATGCTGTTAAGTATGCAATTGAATTGGATATACTTAAGTTATTTGCATATCTAAAATTACCAAATGCTATCATTAATAAATTTATTATATTTGTTGAATAATTACTATCTATTTTATTACTATATGTTTTTAAATTTGTATTATAATCAGATATAGTAAAATTATATATTCCATTGTTTAATGTAAAAATTACACTTTCACTTACATATATTTTCATTTGAACGTTATATAACATATAATCATAATATGGATGCATTATTACCAATGGTTCCAATAAGTTTAAATTTGATAATCCAGAATCATTTGGTCCTGCTGTTATATATGCATTTAATTCACTTTCATTTAAACATATTTTCTTATCAGAATATATTGGCATTTGCATATATCCATTATAAAATGTTGTCCAAGATGTACTTGGCTTATATTGTAAGAAATATGTTGCTTCCAATGTCATCTTTATTGCTAAACGTGCTAAATAAAATGATAAGAAATTATTATCTGTTGTTTCATTACTATTTATTCCAATTACATCGTCTAAACTATAATAATATATTGCTTGTGCTGTTGAATATTTACGCGTCATTTTACTTATTAAAAAATCAGCATTACTTTTCATCATTGTATATCCTTTTAATTTTAACCAATCAATATCTTCTGTACGACGGAAATAATTCCATGCATTTATTGATATTAATGCTGTATTAAATACATATACTGCCGATTCAGCATTTGCATAAGCATCATTATATGATATTTCATTATCTGTATATGGAAATTGCGTTCCACTTAAACCGCGTGATTCTGCTACTGCTTTTGCTTTTTCTAATTGACTATATCTAAAATCTAATAAATTTTTAGCAATTTTTGGATGTATCATTATTAATGTTGGCATTACCCATAATTCAGCAATCCAATATAAAGAACCATCTAAATCAGTAATTGATAAATTTAATGGATTAAAATCTACTTTTATATCACTTCTAATTAAACAATATAAATTATATAAACTTAACTTTATTATACGGTTTAAACTATTTAATTGTCGTTTTTGTGCAGCTGTATTTGCCGCGTCTTGCTTAATCTCAATTAAACTATCCCATAATTCTCCCCATAATAATGTATGTTGTGTTATTATTTTATCTGTAAAAGCTTTGAAATATGCACTTGTTGATGCACTTGGTGTAGTACGTGTTTGTAATGCACTTGTATCAATTGATGTAATAGGTGTTGATGAAACTATATATGTACCATCATAGTATTTTGTACCAACAACGCTTGATACTTCATTTGTTTCTTCTGTTAATCCACTTGGACGATATAATATAATTTGCTTTTTATTATCATAATTTTCAAAATCAACATCTGTTACCGTCATTGTTTCTTCTTTAATATCATAAATTAAAGTATGATATGTATTATATGTTGTTGAATTATGTGTTAATGCACTTTCATATGTTAAATATAATGGATAATAACCTAATATTGAAAATGGTTCTGTTAATGTTGATAAACCATTATCATATACATTTATTTTTAAATATGGAACAGCTACGTTATTTAATATATTTGTTAACATTTTTTTACATTCAATTACTGGTCTTGGAAAATCATATTGAGACATATGACCACCTAATATATAAAATTCAACTGCATGAGTATAATTACCTATATCAGTTATATCTGTAAAATCTATTGTTAATTTATTATAACCTATTCGTGTATTTGTTTTTCTTTGTTCATAACCTCCTAATGTCGTAATACCACCTTCAGATATATATGTATTTTGACAACAAAACTTTTTCTTTTTTCCTTTTATATTTTCTTTAAATCCCTCAACATTGAAAAATGAATATTGTAATCCATATGTATTATTTACTATATCTGTACTATATACATAATCTTGAATTTCACTTGGTGTTTCAACTTCATGTAAAAATATAAATGGATCAGGTATGCCAGTTGTTGTTGGATCAGCATATATTGTAAATTTCTTTAAAGTACAAAATGGATATTGACGTAATGCAAATGTTGATTCTGTTACATAATATGTAAATTCAACACTCCCATTTATAGTATTTGTTCTTGCATAGTTATAAGTTTTTGTAAATTTTCCATTATACATTCCTATTTTTTCTGTATAATCATTTATTTTTAATGATGTATTATTATAGGAATATAAGTGATATTTTTGGTTATTAAATGTTTCTGTTAAATTTTTATTATAATCATCCGTATCATTTGTTTCATATCGTGTTGTTATATATACATTTGTCATTTTATTATATATATTCTTTGATGTTATACATAATTTTCCATTTCCAATATTTAATGGATTATAATCCGATAAACTATCTATATCAACAACTGTCATATCATAATTATAATTTGCAGATGCATAACTATCAGTTTGAACGTATTGATTTGTTATATTTGTTGTATCTGTATCATCAACATTTACAGTCGTATATGTATCATTTATATAATTATATACATGTGTATAAGTAATTAAACTTGGCAAATAACCAGAAACAGATGCTAATCCTAAAAAATATTCACGGATTTTTGTCATATTTATTGCATCTGGATATTCACTATTAACTGCATAATATGCTGCATTTATTGTATCTGTTAATAGTGAAGTAAATATCGCATATGATACTGCCATTTCTTATTAATATTTTATTTTTGTTTATTTATAATTTATTATATTATTTATTATTGTTTTTTTTATATATTAATAATTTATATAATTGGATATTATATAAAAACATAAATTGGCGGATCTTGTCTAATACCTATCTTTAAGATGATTTTGTTTTTGCTTTGGTAATTTTATTTTGGTTTGAAAATATCTTTAAGTATTTTCAAATTTATCTTCTATTTTTATTACGAGATAATATTATAATTATTATTTATTTTTATTTTTTTTCTTAAATTATAATAAAAATATATAATAAAAATATATAATCTTAATTAATTATAAACTATGAAAAAAGGTGGATCTCAATGTTCTCTTATGCCAACACAAGTTGATGATGTATCATTATCTATGAATATGTCAGGTGGTAAAAAAAAACAACCCAAACCTAAAAAATCTCCTAAAAAAACTCCTAAAAAAAAAGGTGGCTCTTTTGTTGATGAATTATTAAAAGATATTTCTTCATCATTCAAAAATCCTTCTAAAATGGAAGGTGGTAAGAACAAACTAGATAAAAAACCAAAAGCTAAACCAAAAGCTAAACCTAAACCAAAAGCTAAACCTAAACTAAAAGCAAAAGGTGGTTCTGTAAGTGGTAATTTTGAAAATAAAAATATATCATCTGGACCTATTATTGGTGGTGGCACTACTGCTATTCAAGTATGGAAACAATAATATAACTAAACAAATTTTATAAATTAATTTATTTTTTCTTAATTATATATAAAAATAATTAATTATTTTTATAATGTATAAAAATTTACAATTAGCAAATACACTACAAAAAGCTCAACAACAAAAGCCAGATGTTGTAACTACTATTTCTGGAGGTGTTGCTAAAAAAAAAGCTGAACCCAAGAAAAAAGCTGAACTTAAGAAGAAAACTAAACCCAAGAAGAAAGCTGAACCCAAGAAGAAAGCTGAACCCAAGAAGAAAGCTGAACCCAAGAAGAAAGCTGAACCCAAGAAGAAAGCTGAACCTAAGAAGAAAGCTGAACCCAAGAAGAAAGCTGAACCCAAGAAGAAAGCTGAACCTAAGAAAAAAGCTGAAGTTTTAGTAAAACCTAAAATTTCATTTATTAATAAAGAAACTTATTTATATCCTACATTTGATGAAGATACTAATAAAATACATCAAGTTGCTCTTAATATATTAACACAAAGTAATGGAAAAACATATAAAACTATAATACAAAAAAAGAATGATAAAGGTATTAAAAATATAATGTTTCAAAATGACAATCTGCAAAAACATTCTATTAAAAAAAAATATATTTTATCAGCAATTAAAAATAAACAAATTTAATTACAAATGAATTTCCTTACAATTAATACTACTCAAGGTATATTAATTTAGTAAAAAATATTCATTTTTTAATTTATATATTAAATCATAATATTCATAATATTATTTATATGTATATAATATGATCTATATATTCATCTTCTTTTGGCATTTCAAATCTTTTCCTATATGTATATAATGCAATTTTTGGTATTGGATTTTCACGTTCTTGATTCCGTTTAAAACATATATCAAAATCAGTTGTCATATAAATAACTTTAATTAAATAATCTATATCCTTAAACATATTTATATATACTTCACGCTTTTTCTTTGTACCATTTGTAGCATCTAATACTATAGATTTATTTTGAGATATTCCTGTTTTAATTTCTTTTTTAATTTTTGCTTCCGTTCCAAAATCATCACCATGAATTACATAATAATTAGAAATCGTTTCATATGTTTTTGAATATGTAGTCTTACCACTTCCTTGACAACCTACAAACATAACAAATTCTTTTCTTTCAGGAATATCAGGTTTATAAGTACAGACAAATTCAGATTTTTTTATTTTGAAAAACTGTTCTGGGGATTGATATGATAAATTACAATTAATTGCAAATTGTTTATCACTATCGCTAAAATCATTAGGACGTCCTAATGCATCTCCAACAAATAATGAATTTTCATAATCAATTTCAGTTGGATAATCCTTTATATAGTCAGTCCACATTTCTGGATTAGGTTTCTTATATTCTTTATTATATGATACATATACCATTATTGGAATATCCAAATCAGTTACTAAATTTTGAATTAAATTATATACAAATTTTCGTGTTTGATTTGTAAATATAACTAAACTATAATCATTTAAATAATAATCATCTAATATATCTTTGACATTTTCAGTTAAATATATCCAATCATTCTCATTTTTTGTGAAATTACTAGTTAATGATTTTGGCATAATTAATGTATGATCCATATCTAAACCAAGAATTTTGGATTTCTTTCTAAATAATGATGTTGAAAATTTTACAAATTTTCTTGTCTTATAATCTTCAGGAAGTTCCAACATATGAGTATTTATAAGAATTTATAAGAGTATATTATATAATATACTGGTATATAAATTCTATCTAAAAATAAGCATTTTTTATAGACTTCACTATATTTACGCTGTTACTGGTTTAATAGTCTTTATATAATTTTGAAAAAAATAAAAAAATTTATTTTTATTTTTATTTTTATTTTATAATTTAATATTTAAACTTATAAATTATATATGGTAATGATTATTACATTACATCAAATTCTTCCATTTCATAATTACCGGGATAATTCTTTGGTTCAGTTTCATCAAATAGATTTTCTGGAACACATTTGTCTAACATTTCTTGGGTAATATCATTATTGTAATGAGTTAATCCAGAAGATTCCATATTAAGTAATCCTAATTTAGATTCATCAAGTAAAATCTTACTATCTCCTGTACCACATTGAGGAATTTGTCCCAACATAATATTTGCAGATACTCCTTTGAGATTATCATAATCTGCAAATAAACCTGCTTTTATTAATTGTTCGCTTGTTTCTTCAAAAGAACATTTAGCAAGTGGTCCAATATCACTCTTATTAATTCCATGACGGTCAATTGATAATAAGTTTCCTCGTGCAATAATAATATCTGCTAAAAGAGATACATGTTTATTACCAACAGATGCTCCTGATAAACAATCATGTAATTCTCGCATAAATGATTGTTTAGCAACTTCAATTCCGAAAATTCTATTCATCTCATTAATATCATTACAATATATACGAGATGTATCTACTTCACTAAAGTTCATTACTTCTCCCATATTAATTCCATCTGTTTGTAATATCCATTCATATGACTTCTCAAATGTATTTGTATCTTCATTATATTCCATTAAATCTTTCTTTGATAAAGCAACCTTATTTACTCCTTTAGTTCCTTTAATTAATAATTCTAAAATAAATGAATATAATAACTTAATATCACCAACAATGTTGTCAGTTCTATCTAATGAAGATATTATATTAATACGTAATGCTAATTTTTCACTATTCTCATCACTTAATACATATACTACATCAAACTTTTCGCTATACTTTTTGTTCTTTACAACTTCTTGACGAATGATATATTCTAAATCAATCATATGAATTTGTAAATCAAATAGCTTCTTCTTATCAAACTCAAACATCATAAACCATGGTGATAGTTCTTTAATGTTTTTATATTCTTCATATATTTCAAACATTCGCATAAAATCACCATAACCTTCTACTTCATTGATTTTACTCTTGGGACAGTAAAAGATTTTTGATGCTTGTACGATTTGTTTCATATATGTGAGTTCAATTTTATTTTTTAATTCAGTTGCTACTTGTAAATCCTTTTTAAACTCATCTTTTAAATATATATTCATTGATGGTGTTTTGATATTATTTGAAAAGCTAAAGATTTCTTTGATTCTTGGAACACCACGAACTGTTTGAGTTCCTGTATTAGCTACACCCGATGAGTGAAATGTGTCAAAATAGATATTTTCCATCCAACTGGAGAATGTTTTAGTAATATCACATGTTAAATCATATACATAATGATTTATATTTTCTACTTCTGTAATTGAAGAAATTTTATCATATCTAATTTCCTCATCTAAAATTGTTTCTAATATTTGTATATCATTATCATTTAATTTCAATTTCTTATAATTTTTATTTTCTATTATTATATCTTTATCCTTTTTTGTATATAATAATTTATATATATTATTTCTTGATATTTTATCAAATATAACATTTGATAAAATAACATTTGGAACTTCATCTTGTGTATTATAATTTATTTGTGTTTCTATATTGTTTAATCTTTCTTGCTTTTCTTTAATAGTTAAGTTAAAATTAATTTTAAATCTTTCACTATCTTTTGAAGCAAGACTTAATTCATAACCGAGTCTTGCTTTTAATCCTCTATTTATATTATATATTTGTTGTTTTTCTTGTGATTTTATTTTACACCCTATTCTAAATTTTAATAATATTTTAGATATTCCTAATAATAATTCTTGTGATATACTTGATGCGGTTATTCTATTTTTATAAATAGATCCATCTCCACTAAAATATCCATCAATTAATCCTTTTAAGAAGTCTTTGTTTCCTTCAAGTAATTCAACTGGAATATTCTTTTTATCACTTGTTTTACCAAATAATTTTATGAATAATTCTGCGAATAATGTTGAATGAATTCTTAATGTTTTTGTTTTACCTATTTGCTTTCCTTCCTTATTTCTTTTATCATTATCTTCATTAATATGATATTTCATTCCAAGTCTCTCGCAAAATTCATTAATACGAGCATTAAAAGTATCATCAAGATTTGAAATTAATACTTGTGTTAATGTGCTATGACCTTCTGCTAAATAAGCACCAATGAAAAATCCTGATAAATTATCTAATACTAAATATTCTGGTACATGTCCTGATTGATGTGCTCCTCCATTTTTAGGATATATACAATTCTTTTTATATATTAATTCATTACTATTATTTTCACTATATTTTGTTTTATAAGCTTCTAAGAAACTATCACCACGATTGAATGGTAATGTAAAGATTTCTTTTGCTAATCCATATTTATACCATTTATCTCTAATTTTTCTTCCATCATTATTTTCAATTTTAAAATCTTTTAATAAATCTTTACATTTTTGACTTCCATGTTTAACATCATGCTCTTCTCTAAGTTTTATTGCTTTTTCTACTTCACTCATAAAGACATGTTTAGATTTATCAAAATATTTTCCAATATTCCATCTATATAATTCGTGGTCTAATTCTACAAATGTATTTGAAATTGGAATATAATCGCCAATTGTTAAATCTTCTCCTTCTTTTGGTAAAATCTTATTATTTTGTCGTGTTAAAAATGATTTACCTTTTGTTGCGATGACTTCACGACCAGATTCTGTTTTAACTTTAATTAATGTATTTGAACCATCTTTATTTACTACTGGATGTTTTGTAACAGCAGATACATTATCCCACATCATTTTACCATTTTCATCACATGCCATAATCTCAATCTTTGCATCTTTAACATATTCTAATACTGTATCTTTTGGATGTAATTCTATATTTTCTGGCTCTGCGTCATCAATACGTTTATCAATCCATTCTCCAATCTTTACTTTTTGTAATTTTCCATTTACTTTAAGTAAAAGTTCTGTATTGTATTCAACAGAGTTAAGGGTTAATTGCGTAATAGGTTCTCCAATTGATTGAGCGGAAACGATTCCAACCATTTCACTTGGATGTGCTATTGCTTGTTTAAATTGTAATTTAATCTTTTCTAATATATATTCAAATATTTTCTTATCAAAGTTATATTTCTTTATAACTTGTTTTGGTGATAGATAAGCTCTTAATAATACTCCCATGTTTTTTGTTGCTGAATTAAGTTTTGTTAATTCTAATTCTTTTTCTAATTTTTCTAATGCATCTATTATTTCTATTGGATGTAAATCTGATACACGTTTTACTTCATTTGTTCTAAATGTTATACGAGCGTTATTAATAATCTTATATAAACTTACGGGATGTTCTAATGTTTTTTCATATTCTTTTCTAAATACTTTAATTATTAAATTTTTCTTATCCTGTACTATTTTATTATAATAATCCATACAACGCTCGTATCTATCACCAATTTTATTAAAATCTTTAAATGTTTCTTCTTTTAATAATGCTCCCATAAGTTTCTCATCTTTATGAGATAGAAGATATTCATCTTCCATTTGTTGTGGAGTCATTTCAATATGACCTATATCTTGTGCTTCATATTTAATTGAATCAATTCCATCTTCTCCATATAAGAATTGTACGATGTTTCCTAATGCATCACGAACTGTTAAATCATGGTTAATCTTTGCGTCTTCCATCGCTTTGATTAGCTTTCTTTGAAGGTAACCTGATTCTGAAGTATCTCTAATAACTAAACCATTTGAAATCATAAAGTTTAATGTTTTAGGAACTGTTACATCATATACTTTTTCTCCCTTTGATTCTAATACTTCAATTTCTTTAATTTCATCTAATAATACATCTTCAACCTCAACATATTGTTTATAACATGCATCTTTACCCCAATTATCTTTAGAATTTTTTTCTAAAATTTGTCTAAATATTTCAGCTTTATCTTCATCAATTATATCTATTACTTGATTTAATTTTTGATAATATTTTGTTGGAATTCTTAAATCATGTCTATCATTATGATGTTCTTTTTTTTTAATTGTTTGTAAATAGTATCGTGTATGAATTCCAAATCTATTTAGCATAAATGCTATATTATCCGAAATATTTTCAGATGCGCTATGTGTTGTAACTCCTGATGTTAAGTTATAATTACAATCACAACTTAAATATCCTGATAAAAATCCTTTAACAAATTCATCAGGACCATATAAGAATTCTTCTGGAATTATTTTTTTAGATGCTGTATGTTTAAATATTGATGTAAATATTTTAGCTAATGCATTTGAATAGAAACGGTAATTTTCAGAATTTTGACCGTTTTTAACTTCTACTTTTCCAGAAATTCCACGCTTACTAAACCATGATTCAACAAAGTTTTGTATATTTTTATTCTTATTACAAATTCGAATTGAATTCGCTTTTATATCACAACAACCATCAGCAATATAAATACCAAATAATTTTCCGTTTTCATAATTTAATTCAAATTGTTCCTCAATTGTTGTAATATTATCATCTCTATTATATGAGGTATATACAAAACCTTCTTTTAGTTCATTCTTAACAAATTTTTTCTTTAGTGTATCATTAGTCATTTTTGGTAATTTTTCATCAAAATCTACTTTAATTTTATTTAATGTTTTTGTACCATTTCTTTGTTTAATATTTCCCTTTTTATCTTTTTCATTTAATCCTTCATTATACATTTGTAAAGCTTTTCGGAATTCAGTACCAAAAATCAAATCAGTTTTAGATATATAATTTTCAAGTTTTATGTTATTAACTTTTAAATTTTCTGGTATTTCTATATTTAACGATTTTGGAATTTTCTCACCAATTTGTATTAATGAAGATTTCTTTTTAATAAACTTATTTTGTTCTTTATTCCATACAATAAATGACTCAGAATCAACTGCTGTTACAGTACGACCTGATTTTGTTGTAATTTTGTATAACTTTTCTGATGGGTCATGTCTTGTTACATGTGTTAATTCTTCAAAAGTGATTTTTCCATTTTCATCACTTGTAGGAATAGTAACATTATAACCTAATTCTTTAATGTTTAATAATTCCATATTCGCATCTTCAGGTCCTTTATAATTTATATACTCTTTATGTGTTTCTAATAATTCATCAACAAATTTTCCGATTGTTATATTTTCATATTTTCCATTATTAATGGTCTTTATTTGTGTGCTGTGGAAAAAACTCTTAACTGCTGTGTCAATCAAGCCATTTCTTCCACTTATAGCATGGAAGAAAAACTCTTGTGGACTGAGTCCGCGCATAAATGAATTACGCACATATCCACGAGCTTCTGTTCCATCATCAAATTTTTGGAAATGTGGAAGAGTACGGTCGTCAAATCCATATGGAACACGAGTTCCTTCAATATCTTGTTGTCCTAAACCTGAAATAATTTGCTTGACATTTGATTTAGAACCTTTTGCTCCACTTTCAACCATCACCATTAAACGATTATCCTTATTTTCACCAATCTTCTTTAATCCTATCTTCTCAATTTTTCCTGCACCTTTATTTAAAATCTTCATAATCTCATTCTCAAAATTTTGTTGATTATTTAAACCAATAGAATTGTTTTCAATTTGACCATAATGTAATTTTACTATTGCTTCATTCACCTCTTTATCTATGTTTGATACTTCTTCATCCATTTTATCTTGACTTTCTTTATCTATTAACATATCAGATATTCCTACACTAAATCCATTATAGATTAACCAATGACAAATTAATTTTTGAATATCATTAAACATATCCTTAGTTGTTTCTTGTCCATACTCATTAAATAATGTATGTACTAATCCTTTCGTCTTCTTTTGAAATATACCTTTATCCAATGTTCCTTGTTTTAAAATTCCATTCTCAATTACTACACGATTTAAAAGTTCATTATCTTCTTTTTCTGAGTCATAAAGACCATTATTTAATGTTAAATTTAAAGTTTTTGGTAAAATATAAGACATTAACTCTAAACCACTTCTAGTTTCTTGTTGCGATTGTGCATTAAATGGATAATTGTATATATCTCCCATAAATTTACTTGAATTAGATACAATATTCATAAATTGTTTATCACTTACTAATCCATCACGTGTTAATAAATAAAATCCTGATACTATATCTTGCATTACCGCAATAATTGGCTTTGATTCACGTGGTGAAATTATTTGAGATTGAACGGCTGCTAAAGATAGCTCTTGTTCTGTTTGAATTGATTGTGGTAAATGCATATTCATTTCATCCCTGATTACCCAAAAGTTTCCAATTGGGAGTAGACTGTATCTTAAGCTTCCTCTGGTTGGTTAGACCTTCATAGGAAACCGACACCCGTGCGAATAGAACCATCTTTCTATCCCTTCTTGCGAAGCGTCGTTGAGGGAGTTCCATATCCTACCATAACGGACTTAGGAACTTTACCCGCGGATTACCCAATCCTTTACATTATTACCATTGGGTACGGCTATTAACCGTGTTCCCCACATAACGTTTCCATTATGGGGTGGTAGCAAAGGCTCTAAGGGCTTCCCCGTCTTTATAAGGTGTCTCGCATTCCACTATAAAATTTATAGAAATTTTCTATTTATCTTCATATATGTTTATTTATAGAATATAATTATAAATTTTATAGTAAGAATACTAGGGAGTAACACAGCTTTTCACGCTCCCTGTTGATGGCTATTGAAATGATGTTAACCATCGAAATCTGCATTATAACATGGACATACGCAAACATTTAAGCGGAATGTATCATAATCCATAATTCGTGCTTTGTGTGCCATCATACTCATTTTATGTAGTGAAGGTTGGCGGTTAAATAAAACTGTATCTCCATTTTTCATATGACGATATACTATATCTCCATATTTAAGATTTATTTTTTTTTGATTCTTTTCACGAATTATAAATGTTGATTTCTTTTCACTATCACGCACATATTTTGCTCCTGGATAAATATGTGGTCCATTCTTTACATATTCTGTTAATTCATCTAAATTATATCTATTCACAATTTCAGGTACTGTTAAATTCATCGCAATCTTATATGGAACACCTAATTCATCAATTCCAATGTTTGGATCAGGTGTAATTACTGAACGGGCTGAAAAATCTACACGTTTTCCCATTAAATTTATTCTAAAACGTCCTTCTTTACCCTTTAAACGCTCAATTAATGTTTTTAATGAACGATTTCCCATACGTTGTTTTACTGATAGCAAATTTTGAATATTATTATCAACAAATGTAAATACATAATATTGTAGTTCTTGAGTACGTTTGTTGATTTCATCCACAGAAGCTACAGCAGAACCTTCTTGAATTTGCTCTAACTTTTGCTTTAATGTTTTATTTTTTTTTATAATATTGCTTAATTGATGGGTTAAATCATCTTCTGAACGTTGTCCTGTATCATATCTTACACTTGGACGCATTGATGGTGGAGGTACTGGGAATACACTGCAAATCATCCATTCAGGTCTATTATATTTTTCTGAAAATCCTAAGATTTCTGAATCCTCGTTTGATATACTCTTTAAAATAGGTAATACTTCATCCGCATATAAGTATCGGGTTACTAAATCCTTATTTTCTTTTCCATCTTTAGTTTTAATATCACCAAAGGTAAAACTTATTGTTAAACGTTCCATATCTTTTGATACTTTTGTTGGAACTTGTGCAGAACAATGAGGACATTCATTAATACTTGATTTTACGATATATTTCTTAATTTGATCAAAACGCTTTTGATTTGATAATTTTTTAGTAATAATATGTTCATCTATTAATGTTGATATAGGTACAAGTAATTTTGAACAATTCACACATACACATTTTAATATGTCACGCACTGTATCAAAAAACTGATAATAAAATACAGGACGAGCCATATTTATGTGTCCAAAATGACCTTGACAAAATGTATATGTTTGAGCACATGTGCGACACTTCTTTCCTGGTTCTATTACACCCATTCTGGAGTCAAAGATGCCTCCAATTACAGGTTCGTTTCCTGAAAATGTATCTGTTGTCTCTATTTCAGCAACAGAATTCGCTATAATTTCTTCAGGACTTTGTAATGTGAATTGAATTCCCACTACTTGTGATATATCACGGTCATAAGATAGTTCAGGATGAATTGTACTCATATTTCAATATTAAAAATAATTTAATTAAATATTTATTTAATATTAATAAATTGTTATATATTATAATTAATTAATAAATTTTTATATATCATTTTTTTTTAACTTCATTCTTTATTTAAAAAATATTTATATAATATATTATAATAATATGCTAAATAGTAATTTATAATCTTTGTAATTTATATTAATGGGTAAGAATAATAATGATAAAAATAATAAAAGCGATAATAATAAAAGTACTATTAAAAATAATGTAAAAAATCAAATACATAATTCTAATAAATATGATGAGAAATCTAATAAAAATAACACAGATAATAAAAATATAAAGAATCAACATAATGATGAATTAACTAATGAAATTATTACAAATACAGATAATGATAATATAAATAAAAAAATAAGTGATAAAGAAGAAGATACATATTCGGAAATTGATAAAAAATTTGAACAATATATCAAAGAACGTGATGATGAAAAAGATAAAGATAAGGAAAAAGACCAAGAAGCAAAACAAGATGATAACAAATATAAAACTAGTATTATCTTTATTCCATCTACACATTCATTATTACAGAATGCATTTGCTTCTTTTAAAAATAATATGTATGATAATCAAAATGAACAAGAGTATTATGATGAAGAACAAGAAGAAGAATATAATGATGAATATTATAATCAAGATGAAGATTATATGGATGAAGATACTAATCATAATAAAAAAAATAATTATTATATAATTAAAAAAAAATTAAAACAACTTAAAAATAATTATTCAAATAGAGAATATGCTTATTATAAACAATTACCAAGTAAAGAAAAAGATTTAATTGATACTATAGAAAAACAAATATTAAATACTAGTGAAATTATCTCAGATATTCCTTTTCGTTTTCAAATAGTTAATAGTAATATGGATAATAAGTATAAAGCTTTAGCATTAAAAAAATTAGATTCACTTAATAATATGAAACCATATGATTCTGATTTTGATAAATATTATAGATGGTTAGAAACATTAGTACAAATTCCATTTAATAAATACAAAGGATTATCAGGTATTCAAAATCATATTTCAGGTAAGCCAAAAATTCATGAAATTAAAGAAGTTTTAGAAAATACTAAAAACTGTTTAGATTCCGCAGTTTATGGTCACTGTGATACAAAAAATCAAATTGTAAGATTTGTAGCTCAATGGGTTATGAATAAAAATTCAAATGGTCTTATTCTTGGAATTCAAGGCGCAAAAGGTTGTGGAAAAACTAGCATTTCAAAAAATGGTATTAGTAAAGCTTTTAACTTACCTTTTATTAATATTCCATTAGGAGGAGTTTATGATGTATCTTATTTAGATGGGCATGGATTTACATATACTGGATCTACTTATGGGAAAATTATACAATCAATCATTCATGCTCAATGTAGTAATCCTGTATTTTATTTTGATGAACTGGATAAAGTAGGAAAATCATATAAAGGTGGTGATGTTTCAAATTTACTTATTCACTTAACTGATCCATTACAAAATTGTGAATATACTGATAAATATTTTTCTGAATTTCCTGTTGATTTATCAAAATCTATTATGATATTTACATATAATGATGCATCAAAAATTAATCCAATTTTACTTGATAGAATGATAACTATTAATATAAAAGACTATTCGATTGATGATAAAGTTGAAATTGCTAATCAATATTTATTACCATCTATTTCTAATCAATTTAATTTACAACAAATTATATCTAGTAAAAAATTACTTCGTAATATTATATTTAAAACTACACAAAATGAAGGTATTAGAGATATTAGACGTATTTTAGAATTTATTATATCTCATATTAATTTAAATACTATATTAAATAATGAATATAATGATATTGTAGAATTAAATAAATTTGATATAAATGATTTAATTCAAAAATTTAATTCAACACAAAAAAATAATGAACCTTTCTTACATAGTTTATATTCTTAATAAAAATAATTATTTTTATATTGTTTTAATATTTTACATATCATCAATTATATCACGATGTGTTAGCATATGACGACGACAGCAAATTTTTGTTATTCCTAATTCTTCTAATACTTCATTTTCTATTGTATTATCTTCAAATAAATTTTGCTTTTTATCATTATTTGTTATATGGATTGTGGTATTATTTGATTTATTTTTATTTGCTTCTTCAACTTTATTTTTATAATAATCATATTTATCTCCTAATACTTTTCCACATGTAAAACAACGAACTGGAATTATCATTTTTAATAATATTTTTTACAAAATTTATAATAAATTTTTATAATTAGTTATTTATTAATTACTTATATTTTAAATAATATTTATTTTATATCATTTTTTTTTATTTAAAAAAAATTATATAATTATATAATAAAAATACAATAAATTATTTATATAAACTTTACATTCCAATTATGAGCACTCAACTTAAAAATATTGAAAATCGTCTTTCAAAACTTGAAAATAAACCAGTAGTTACAACTTCAGGTGTATCAGAAAAATATGACGATTCATCTCTTATTTCACGTATTGCATTACTTGAAAATAAGGTAGAAGCATTATCAACACAAGTTAAAGAAAAACAAAATCAACTTAAAGCACATTGTGATATGATTCAAGAAGAAGTAGAAAAATCTAAATGTAAATGTGATTGCAACTGTGGTAAAGACACAAATTCAGAAGTTTCTGATGAACAAAAACCAGTAGCAGCACCAAAATCTAAATCAAAAAAAAATCAATCAGTATAAACAAGAATATTGAAGATAATAATAAGGAAATTATTATTGAAGGTATTGAAAATATTAAATTTAATAATAAACCTAAATCAACACCAAAAATGCGTATAAGAAAAAAAGAATATAATTGTGGATGTTGCTTAGTATAAGTTATTTTTCTTTAATTTTTAATAAAAAAATTTTTATTTTTTTTGGTTTTTTTTGTTTTTTTTTGTTTTAAACTTCACAAACCTCACACCTGTTGTGTGTTCCAGTGGTATCCGTGTGCGAAACTACTACTTCCGTTCGTCTCTCGCCTCTTTGGACTCTCACCACGTGAGTCCGACCGTGTCGTCTTACTCGTCCAGCTCGTCCAGCAGTGCCTCTCGCATCGTACTGTGCTCCTTGTCTGAGACCTTCGTACCCTTCAGGTACATCTCTACGTCAAAGTCCGTCACCGGACCACGCTCCGTGGCATCCAGCGTCAGCGACTTGTACGGCGCAAGCATCTTCTCCAGAAGGATCTTCGGGTGAAGCTCCGTTCCGCTCATGAACGCCTTCAGCAACTCAATGCTGAAACCACTCACGAGAACCATGTCCGGCGTACTGATGTCAATCGGGAAACCCGTTCCAGTCGTCGCGCGAAGGTTCCAGAACACAATTTTCGGGGACTTGAATTCCTGTGCCTTGAACTTCTTCTTCATCGTCTGGATGAACGTCTCCTTGTTCCCGCCACGCGAGTACTGTGCCTGATCCCACTGCATGTCCGTGAACACATAGAGGTACTCAATCTGTCGCTCATAAGGGATCCTGTACTTGTGGTACATCTCCATTATGAGGTCAAACGTCGCCTCGAAGTTCGTGGTGTAGCCCCAGTTGGCTCGGCTCAGAGAGCGAGCCTTCTCGCGAATCGTCTCTCCCTTCGCATTGTGGAACTCCGGGCGCTCGGAAAACGTCAGGATCATGTCCTTGAACGCATCCTCGTCCGAAGCACACGCAATCAGAAGAGAGAACGCAATCGCGACCTCCATTGGCTCACCACTCATGCTTCCGCTCACATCAGCAACCGCAAGCGACTTCTTGATGACAGGACTGGAAGCAATCTTGCGGATCATCTCCATGAAAATCAGCTCACACGTCTCATCGACGTTGCGAAGCAGTGTGCGGATGATGACGTGCGGCTCGAGAGCCGTCGTCTTCGGCTTAACCTTGCTGTTCGGATCCTTCGCCGCAGCGCGGAACGCATTCAGCTTCTCCGACATGTGCCGAGCAAAAGCGCCAGCATGGAACTTATCCATCTCCTTGCGCTTCTCGGCATCCTTACACTGCTTCCACACAGGGTTCACAACATTGTCGCGACCCCAAATCAGAACCGTCTTCGCAGGCAGCTTGTCCAGCTCGATCTCTGCGTAGCGTCCATCAGTGAGCTTCGTCTCGAACAGGTTGCCACCCGTCAACTTCCGCACAATCTCTGTACGGTAGAGCTTCATCGCGTCCTTCGAGGTCGGGAAAAATGCCTTGGCAAGAACCCGTGCGACCTTCTTGAAACGCTTCGAAGACTCCTTCGGAATCCACTTAGCAACCAGTCGAATGAAGGTGCATCCATCCTGGAATGCCTCTTCAATGATTTGTTTCCACAACTGGATCTCGAAGGAATTGACGTTCAAATCCTTCAGCGATAGCGCAAGGATCGAAAGGTCCTTGAGGCAACCAAAATCCTGAACGAACCGACGCAGGTGCGTCACGTACGTCTTCGGCTTTACGTTCCTGAGGAACATCAACATCAGAAGCCGAAGCTTCTTCTCTCCCTTTCCATCACGCGGATCGCCAATGTACGCCTCCATCTGGAGCGAAACATCGCCATCCTCGGTCAGAGCAAGGGCAAAATCCTTCAGCAACGACTTCTCGGTCTGCGAACGCACTGCTTTCGTGTTCCAATCAATCGTAGCCAATCCCGTCGACTCGTGCCCGAGGGCACCCTTCTCTCCACGTACCAGCTCGTGCTGGTAATGCTTGGAAGGCATTGAGGACATTGTGCGCTCTAACAGAGCTTGTGCCAAAATGGCAACGGTAACTATCACATACATTTATGATAGCATTTTTTTTTTTGCCTTTAAAAATATTTTATTTTTTATATATGTAAAAAAAATGCCTTCCTTATAAACATATTAAAGTTATATTATACTATATTATATATTAATTATAATTATATTTACTATTATACAATAATTATAATGGAATCGCCTAAAATTTTTAATGATTGTATTCACGGAATTATCGAAATCTCTCCATATGCTATGAAAATTATCAATACAACTGCCTTTCAAAGATTACGTCATATAAAACAATTAAGTACTTGTTCCTATGTATTTCATAATGCTACTCATACACGGTTTGAACATTCTATTGGTGTAGCTCATCTTGCTAAACAAACATTATATCATTTTCGCTCAATTCAACCAGAATTAAAAATTAGTGATAAACAAATATATTTAGTTGAAATTGCTGGGCTTTGTCATGATATAGGTCATGGACCATTCAGTCACGCTTTTGATAATGATTTCCTTGAAAAACATCCACAATTTAATAAAATACATAAAAATTATCAAACACACGAACAACGTTCTATACAGATTCTTAAAAAAATTTGGTATGAAACAAGTTTATGTCAAGATTTTAATGATGATGATTTAGATACTATTATTAATATGATTGATCCAAAACAAGAACATAATAATCATTTCCTATATAATATTGTATGTAATAAACATTCAGGATTAGATGTTGATAAATTTGATTATATTATGCGGGATTGCAAACAACTTGGATTACAATATAATTTTAATTGTGATAGAATTATTAAAACTTCTATTATTATAGATAAAAAAATTTGTTATCCGATGAAAGAAGCATTCAATATTTTAGAAATGTATAATTTACGTTATAGACTTCATAAAAAAATATATAATCACAACACTACTAAAGCAGTTGAATATATGATTGTTGATATTATGCATCATCTTGATAAAACTTATAACTTTATTAATATGCTAAATCCTGAAAATTTTGATAAGTTTCTTTTACTTACAGATAATATTATTGAATTTAATCACGAATTATTACTTGATGATAAAGAAGCTGGTGGAAAAGGTCTTGAAATTTTTAATAGAATTAGTTCTCGTAATTTATATAAATTAATTGAAGTTATTAATATTGATTATATTAATGAAATTAATATAATTTATAAAAATGTTATTGAAAAATATAGTAATGAAATAAAAAATGGAAATGTATATATTCATAAACTTAAAATTAGTTTAAATTCTGAAATGGATCAACATCCTATTACAAAAGTTTTATTTTATGAAAAGCACGATAAAAATAAATATTTTAAAGTTGATAATCCACAAGATATTAATAGTCTTGTTAATGGTAAATTTTATGAATATGTTATTAAAGTCTTCCAAAAATAGGATTTAAAGAAAATTCCTTTAAATACTAAAAATAATTATTATTTTACATTTTTTGTGAAATTTAAATGCATACTTATAAATTTTTTTATTATAAATCTTTATATATTTTTAAAGGTTTTATTTAGTGTCGTTTAATCACACAATATGGCGTTCCTGCTGATTCAGATTCTCTACATAATTTTTCAATATTTTTTTGATATGTATTAATTAAACCTTTCAGTTCTGATATTTTTGTATCTCTTAATACAATATCTTTATTATAAGTACTATTTTTTATTGAATATAGTTCTTTATATCTATTAAAATTTTTTTTTATATTATAATGTTCATTTTCCTTATTTTTTATATCAATATTTTTTTTATGTAATTTAACTTCATATTGTTTTACTAAATCTTTTTGTCTTGTAATTTCACTATCTTTATCTTGTAAATCTATTTTACATTCATTATATTCACTTAAATAATCACTTTGTCCAAGATATTCTGACATATCTTTAATTACATCCTCCTTTTTTAATACTTTAAATTTTATATCATATTCCATATCCTTATTTTTTTTATATGTACTTACATTACAATTAAGACATTCAGTTATTACTATTGAAGCATTATCTACTTTTGTTATAAAATCACTATTTAAATAATCCATATCATATAAAGTATTTTTCCATGATTTAAAACATACAAATTTTTTAACACGCTGATTCCAATGATATGAACCTTGTTGTTTATAACCTCTTGGTTTAATTATAAAACCATATACATCTTGATTATTTTTAAAACTTAATTGTAAATACATTTCATTATGTGTTTTTGTTTTTGGTGTCCAACAACGGTTGCTATCTAAATAAGACTTTTCTGCTGTTAATCCAGTATCTGACGCATGATAAGAATTAGCAGTTCTGGGATTTTCTTTATCTTTTCCAATTGGTATATAATTACCATGTTTATCTTTTGTTAATAATGCAATTCTACAAGAAGGCCACCCTTCCCATTCTGTTGGATATAATCTAAATGTTTTTATACTTTGTCGTGCTCCAAATAAATATACTGTTGATGTATGTTTATCTGTTGTTCCTATATTATAATCTTTATGACCGAAAGCCTTTTTTGTAAATTCTGATAATTTATTCATTGGAATATTTGCTGTAACATTTTTAGGATTAAAATCTGATACACTCTTATAATAATCAAAATTTTCTATTATATCTTCTCTTTTTTCTTCTTGATTATTTTTTTGATAATAATAAATAGTAAATATTCCAATGCATATTATAATACTTACTATTAATAATAGTAATAAATTATTTTTATTAAACATATTTATAATTTTATAATTAGTATGTTTATTATATTATTATTTTATTTTTATTATTTTATTTTTATTATTTAATTATTACATAATTAAAATATTTAAATATTATACTAAATATAATTTTACTTTATTTTTTTTATAATTTAATAATCCCATATATACTTATAATACTGAATGTTATTATTTTTGATTTATATATTCGTGATACAATAATTAATCTTTTCGTATATATCATTTCATTATATACTTTTATTCCTATATATTTTATTATATATTTATTTCTATATATTTATTATTTAATATTTATTATTATCGTATTTTTGATATAAATATTTAATTAAATCCTTTGTATCTTCAATATATTGTAATTTTAAATTTTTATATTCTAAATTGTTATTATTTATAACTATTAATTGTTGTTTATAATGTAATATAGTTAATATATCATTTAATGAAATTGTTAAATTAATTTTTAATTTTTGATATAAATGAAACTTATTAAAGATATAATTGATTTTTACATGTTGTAAACATTGTTTAAAAATATTTAAAATTTCTTTATTAAATTTTTTTAATAATATTGCATCTTTTGATTTCTCATTATTATTAATATTTCTTATTCTTTCTACAATATTTTTACTTAAATTTAATAAAAATGAACCATTCATTAAATTTAATTTATTTTAATTTATATATAAATTTTAAATATATAAAATATCTTTACTTAATAATATTATAAATAATAATCTAATTAATAATTTTTATAATTTATAAAAAATATTAACATCACTAATATAATATATATTATGTCAAATATATTTTTTAATTCAAGAAATTATAATAATATTGTAGAAAATTTTGAAGTAAGTGATATTCCAGATGAAGATACACGAGATAAAATAATTAATCAAATTCTATCTTATGTACCAAAAACTATATTATATAAATTACAAATTAATAAAGAAGTTGAATATCAATTACTAAATCAAGGTTTACCATTAACACCACAACAACAAAAAGAAATCACAACTCTTAAAAATACAATAAAAGCAGCATTAAATACTAATAAATTAAATCCTGATGAACAATTATTATATTACGGAAATTATAGTCATTATTTTAAAAATATAACTAATGAAAAATTAAAATATATACCTATTAATATTTTTCAATTCGTTACATTATCTAATATTTTTAGAATTAAACCTCATACAGATTTTAATTTTATTGAAGATGATCCAGAATTATCTTATGGAAAAATTATGATTGATTCTGTTAAAGATGATATTCCTACACAATTTAAAAAATTTTTAAAAATAGTACAAATAAATAATGATTATTTATATGATACTGTATATAGTCAATCTGGTTATGATATTGATTTTGCTACAAACGACGACCTTCTTCGTAAATTAAATATTCCTGAATATGGTCGTGTGGTTGAAGCTGATAATTTACCATTAACTATTGCTGAAAAAAATCAAATTCTATCAAAGATTAAAGACCCTAATTTTGATAATTATTCTTATGCTGAATTAGTTAAAATGGTTAATAATTCATCATTTACTAAAGAAGAAATTGATACAATTTACAGAAAAGTTAATGAATATAAAAGTGAATTATTTGATAAAATGATTAAAGCAAGAAATAAAGATGATTTAGCAACATATAATCAAATTAAACAACTATTTAAAGAAACAACTATTGATGTTGATAATGTATATAGTGAAATTATGTCAAAAGAAGATAAAATTATTGAAATGGCTAATAATCTGGCTAAAAAAGACCAAGAACTTAAACTTAAAAATCAATATTTCTTAAATAATAGATTATCAAAAATTATTAAATATATTTTTGTTACTTTACAAGATATATTGGAATTTTTAACTAACTCTAATGAAATATCATATGAATCTTTTATTACCTTTTTACAACAAAAACATAGAATGATTTATTTAGGCATATTTATTATTATTATTGCTATTATATTTAATTTTATTGTTTAATTTTTAATATAAAGAACTATTGTTTTTATCTTATATAACACATTTATAAAATAATATTAAATGTTATATAAATTTAATAGTAAGAAAAATGAATTGTATAAATTTTTCAAAAAATATATTACATAAAATTAATTCTAAAGAATCACTATATTTAGTTAATTCTAAAGTTATTGAATCTCATATACATCCTTGGAAATATAATAGACCTGTTGATAAAAATAGAGTTGTTGCTATTGCTGAATATATATGTAATAAAGACTTTGTTGATGGTATAATTTATTGTGCAAATATTGTTGAAGAATATGATAATGTATTATATTGTTTTGATGGATTACATCGTTTAAATGCGTTAAAAAGTATTGATAAAAATTACAAAATATTTCTTTATATACTTGATGGAGTTACACACGAATATGTTAAAGAAAAATTTATTGCGTTAAATCAAAGTGCTCCTGTTGCGGACATATATATGTTAAATAGTAATAATCATATTGATAATATTAAAGCAATAGTACATAATATAATTACATATTTAAAAATACAATTTCCAAATCATATAAGTAATTCAAAAAATTGTAAAAAACCTAATTTCAATTATAATATATTATTTAATGAATTATGTAATTATTTACTTGAATCTGGTTTAGTAAATATTAATTATCAAGAATTATTAGATAAAATTATGAAAATAAATATTGTATATAAATATAATAATGAATTACATATAAAGTTGAAATTAAGTTCAATTGTTCTTAATAAATGTAAAAAAAATAATTGCTACTTATTTATCAAAAATTTTATTGAAGATATACAATTATAAATATTTTATTTTTTATTTATTGAGTTTTTATATATATATAAAAATTCATAGGATTTTTACTATAATCAGAATTTGTATTACTATATCTTTTCCAACCTTCAACATCAATTTTATAATCAAAATGTTCAGGGAATAATAAGAACTTTATATTATTTAATTTATTTAATTTAATAAAATTAAATACAATCTTCGCTATATTATCACTATTAGCTATATTATTATAATCAATACCATATGGAAAATATACTCTTTTAACATATAGATTTAAAAATACTTTAAATATATTATGTTCCTTTAAATTACTTATAAATATAGGTTTAAAATTAAATGTTATTTCTTGTATATGTGGCGGAATTTCTTTTATATCATTTAATGCAGAACTATTTAAAAATTTAATATTTTTTAAACCTGTTAATGATGATATAAATTTATTTATCATACTATCATCATTTACTAATAATTTACCATTATATTTATTGTTATTACGTAACATCTCTTGAAAAGTTCTTCTATATCCATATAAATATCCTAATACTAAACTTTCTATAGTTTTTGATAATTTTAAAAAATTAAATTCATTTAAATTAATTTCTCCTAATAAATTTATTTTCTTAAGTCTTTCTGGTAAAATTATTTGGTTTGCATTATAATCATGTACTTTTCTTATATTTGCTACCCTTTGTAATAATTGGTGTGTCTTACTATTAAAATTATTCGATATTGGTTGATGTAAATTCGCTTCACTTGGACTACGAGAAGGTGGAGCTCTTTCCCCTATTAATGTTAATTCTGATACATAATTATTCATAAGACTAACTATATAATTTCTAAATTCTTTTTTATAGTAATTATCTTTTTCTTTTAATATTACATTATAACTATTAAAACTATTATTTAAATTATTACCACTATATAAAGATACAGCTTTATTCATGTTTTTTCTGACTGGTTCAACTCTTTTTCGTTTTCCTTCTGATAAATATTTTGATTTTATATACTTTATATCATTTAACATATAATATTCATAATTTTGAAAATATTTATAAAATCCATATATTTTTTTATATGTATTTATATGTATTACTAAATAAATTGATATATTCTTTGATATTTTATTAATTTCATCTAATATATAATATAATAGAGCTAATTCTGATATGTTATAAACAATTTTTATTGTGATCTTTTGTTTAATACTATTTTTAATCACTTTTAATAAATCATCAACATTTTTCAAATATTTTTTATTATTTGAAAAATACTTCAAATATCGTCTTATTGTATATCGTCCCATTGTATCTTCTTTATTTACATAAGTCTTCTTTAGTAATTCTGATTTTAGAGGCTTACCGACATAATTTATATCGTAGTTTATGCTATAATATCTACTTTTATCGTCATATTTAATAAGATGAACATTCATTTTTCTATCTCCAATTTTCAAAAAAAATTTTTTTTCCATTCCTATTCCTATATATGGATGTAAATTAGCCACATGTATTGTTTCTTTTGTCACTGGACCAAAAAATTTTTTTAATCTTCTTTGAATAGGAATTTGACTAAATAATTCATGTGGTTTTACTTTTGATGAAGACTCTTTAAGTGATTTTACTTTTGATGAAGACTCTTTAAGTGATTTTACTTTTGATGAAGACTCTTTAAGTGATTTTACTTTTGATGAAGACTCTTTATGTGATTTTACTTTTGATGAAGACTCTTTATGTGATTTTACTTTTGATGAAGACTCTTGGAGAGAACCACGATTGACATACATGGAATTAGATTTTACATTTGAAGAAAACTTTAGATTATAATTATTATTCACTTTTAAAGGTGATTTTAAGTTATGTTCTTGTGGTTCTACTTTTATATTTGTTGTTTTTTCAATTTTTGATGGGTATATTCTTGAAGATATAGGGTACACTTTTGTTGCTTTTTTATTAAATAATCTTTTAAACATATTTTATTATATTTTATTATATTTTATTATATTTTATTATATTTTATTATATTTTATTATATTTTATTATATTTTATTATATTTTATTATATTTTATTATA